TTTATTGAAGAGGGATTGAGAAAAAGACTCGCTGCTGGTGCATTAGCTGCCGCTGCCGCAGTTGGATCTGGAGGTGCTGCAAAAGCAGATCATCATAGTGGTGAGATTCATGTTCGGCATGGTTCTACTGCTGCAACTGCAACTGATAAATCTGTATCAAGTGCAGTTGATAAGGCACTTGCAAATAGAGGAAGCACTCATTCTGCATCTGATGAGAAGGGCAAAACTGGAACAACCGTTTCAGGAAAGTATGAGTATTCTGCTTCTGGTGGTGGAGATAATAAAAAAGCAACGGAGTCTCCTAAATCAAAACCAGGAGAAGGTTCTCGGAAACGTAGTAAGCATGATCCATCAAGGGGGGCAGCACCTCCAGTTCATTCTACAACACATAGTCCTGAGCGAGATCGGGCTCAGCATGGTGATAGGGGTGGTAATGGTGATAGGGGTAGTAATAGTGGGGGAAGAACTACCTTCCGAATGGATTATGCTCCTTCTTTTGGAGAATTTATTTCAGATAGTAGAACATATACTGAGTTCATTAACATCATTAAATCTGAGGAAGTATCAGAGGCAGCAAAAAAATGTTGGCCTGGATATAAGAAAAAGGGAACACAAAAACTTTTTGGTAAAACTTACAATCGATGTGTAAAGGAAGAAAAAACAGAATCTTCAACAACGTCAGTTGTCAACGAAGTAACAAGAATTCAAGCGTCAACGGGTAATATTATTATGACGGTTGTATCTTGGAAAGGAAAAAGTCTTGTTTTAAAAATGTTCTTCCCACAATCTAAAAGACCAACGAGAGCAGAAGTACAAGATCAGGTTCAAAAAGTTTATCCAGGTTCAAGAGTTACGTATTATAACATCTCTGATTATAAACCAGGAGAACCATTTTTACATATTAATGAAGATTGGCAAAAAGTAAATCGCCAAGATAATACTGATGGACTAAGTTCTGCCGCTGTTAAAGCATATCGTCGTGAAAATCCAGGTTCAAAACTTCAAACTGCAGTTACTGAGAAAAGTCCAAAAGGCAAAAGAGCAAAGCGTCGTCTTTCATTTTGTCGTCGTATGAAAGGAATGAAATCTAAACTAACTTCTGCAAAGACATCTAGAGATCCAGATTCAAGAATAAATAAAGCTCTTCGTCGTTGGAACTGTAACTAAATTTTAAAAATAATCTTATAGAATGAAACTTTGAGGTCAAAAAAGAAGGAGCATAAGTATGTCTGGTGATGTTTATTTGGGCAATCCTCTGCTCAAAAAAGCCAATACTCCAATAGAGTTTACAGAAGAACAAATCATTGAGTTTATAAACTGTAAAAATAACCCAGTTTATTTTGCAAAAAACTACATAAAAATTGTAACTCTTGATCATGGATTACAACCCTTTGAGATGTATCCATTTCAAGAAAAATTGATTCGTAACTTTCATAATCACAGATTCAATATCTGCAAAATGCCCCGTCAAACGGGCAAGTCAACTACCTGTGTTTCATATTTATTGCATTATGCAGTTTTTAATGATAATATTAATATTGCCATTCTTGCTAACAAAGCGTCAACTGCTAGAGATTTGTTAAGTAGATTACAACTCGCGTATGAAAATCTACCAAAATGGATGCAACAAGGTATTTTATCATGGAACAAGGGATCTTTAGAGTTAGAAAATGGCAGTAAGATATTGGCAGCTTCTACATCTGCGAGTGCTGTCAGAGGCGGTTCGTATAATGTCATCTTCCTCGACGAGTTCGCTTTTATTCCAAACCATATTGCAGACCAATTCTTTGCATCTGTTTATCCTACTATTTCTTCTGGCAAAAGCACAAAAGTCATCATAGTTTCAACGCCACACGGTATGAATCACTTCTACCGTATGTGGCACGATGCAGAAAAAGGATCTAATGAATATGTTCCAACAGAGGTTCATTGGTCAGAAGTACCAGGTCGAGATATAGAATGGAAAAGACAAACAATTTCAAACACATCTGAACAACAGTTCAAAGTTGAGTTTGAGTGTGAGTTTTTAGGATCTGTTGATACTTTGATTGCACCTAGTAAACTAAGATCATTAGTTTATGAAAATCCAAAAACAGGAAATGCGGGATTGGATGTTTATGAAGATCCCATTAATGATCATGATTATATTGTTACTGTTGATGTTGCCCGTGGAGTTGGTATCGATTATTCTGCTTTTGTTGTTGTAGACATTACAACATTTCCGCATAAAGTCGTAGCAAAATATCGAAACAATGAAATCAAACCAATGTTATTTCCTAATGTAATTTGGGAAATAGCAAGATCGTATAATCAAGCATTTATTTTATGTGAAGTAAATGATGTTGGGGATCAAGTAGCATCGATTCTTCAATATGATTTAGAATATCAAAATCTTCTTATGTGCTCAATGAGAGGTAGAGCAGGTCAAATTGTTGGTCAAGGATTTTCTGGCAAAAAAACTCAACTTGGAGTCAAGATGAGTAAAACTGTCAAAAAAGTTGGAGCACTCAATCTTAAAACAATGATTGAGGAAGATAAGTTATTGATTAATGATTATGAAATCATATCTGAACTTACAACGTTTATTCAAAAAAATAACTCTTTCGAAGCAGAAGATGGTTGTAATGATGATCTTGCAATGTGTCTTGTAATCTACGCATGGTTAGTTGCACAAGATTATTTTAAGGAACTTACTGATCAAGATGTTCGTAAGAGACTTTATGAGGAACAAAAAAATCAAATCGAACAAGATATGGCACCATTTGGTTTTGTTTCTGATGGACTAGATAATACTAGTTTTGTAGACTCTGAAGGAGATAGGTGGTTTACTGATGAATATGGAGACAAATCATTTATGTGGGAATATCTATGATGGATTTAGACAAACAACTAAAACTAGGACATTTACTACTAAATGAAAGAAAGTGTAGAGTTTGTGGAGAGTTTAAAGATCTGGTCGATGGTTTTTATCGAACTCGAAAAGATAAAGGACCAGTAGCTTCATCATATTCATATGAATGTAAAGAATGCACTAAAAAAAGAATAATTGTCAGCAGAATAACAAGCACAGTTCTTGATAGATGGGAATATCCTGATTGGTGATGTTCACGTCAAGTTTCCTACCCTCAAACTTAAGATTTTAATAAATATTTTTAGTTAAACTGAAATCTCAGGAGACAACAAACATGGCAACTCCTCAATTATCTCCAGGCGTACTTGTCAGAGAGGTTGATTTAACAGTAGGAAGAGCTGAAAATGTCTTAGATAATATTGGTGCAATCGCTGGCCCATTTCCTCAAGGTCCTATTGAAGAAATCATAGATATCACCACTGAACAAGAACTGATTAATGTTTTTGGCACACCTCTTTCAACTGATAATCAGTATGAATATTGGATGTCAGCATCGTCTTTCCTTTCTTATGGAGGGGTTCTCAAAGTTGTTAGATCTAGTGATGCAAATCTCAATAATGCTAATGCTGGTGTCGGTGTAGCGAGTGACACCACACTATTGATTAAGAATAAGGATGATTATGAAATCAGTCATTCTGAAGATGGTGTTGATTTCTTTTACGCAGCAAGAAATCCAGGCAGCTGGGCAGAGTCTTTAAAAGTTTGTCAGATTGATGACGCTGCAGATCAAAGATTGTTTTTTAATAGCACAAACCTCGCTGGTCTTGGATTAACTGTTGGCTTTGCAGTTACCGCAAGTATACCTGCTGGCACTGCATTAATTGGTGTTGGAACAACTTCCTCAACTAACGCAATCCTTAAAGGTATTATTACTGGTGTTAGCACAAATAGCACTGATGGAACTCAGTCATTCATCGATGTAAAAATTGTTGCTAGAACTCTTGCAGTTGGTGGTGGGAGCACAAGCACAAATATTGAATATGGTGAGGGAGATCCCAGTTCATCGTTTACTTTAACTGGTGCTGGGTCCAGTGTGGTTATTAGCACAGTTTCAACTGGTGGTGCTTCAGTTGCCATTAACACATGTTTTACCGTTTTAGATTGGTATGATCAACAAAAACTTGATTTAAAAAACATTTCTATTTTCTGGAAATCACTTTCTCCAAAACCAACAAGTAATGGATATGTTCTTGATCGTAATGGTCGTAACGATGGAATTCACATTGCAATCGTTGATGAAACTGGATCAATTACAGGTAATGCAGGTGATATTCTAGAAACTCATTTAAACCTCTCTAAGGCATACGATGCTGTAAGAGATCAAAGATCAGTGTACTATAAAGATTACATTCGTGAAGTTTCAAACTATATTTTTGTTGGACGTAATCAGTCAAGTGCATATGTTGCTAATGTAGGTAGTGTTGTTCCAACGATTTTCCCAACTGCCTCTGGTTTTACAACCGCTGGCACAACAACTAAAATAGGTCTTGCTGACGGTTTGTGGGGTCTTCCTTCACAAAATACTACATATTCTGTTGTTGGTAACGTAGGATTTAAACTACTTGGTGGTAAAGATTATCAAGATTCTGGCAACAGTCCAAGATTTGAGGCAAAACTAGGCGATTTGTTAAATGCATATGAACTCTTTAATGATGCTGAAGGTGTTGAAGTAGATTATTTAATCATGGGTCCTGGTTTAACTAAAAAATCAGAATCTCAAGCAAAAGCGGCATATTTAATTTCGATTGCTGATCAAAGAAAAGACTGCATGGCAGTTATTTCTCCACATAGAGCAGATGTTGTCGGAGTACCAAACTCTAACGATCAAACGAATAATGTTCTTTCATTCTTTGCCCCATTATCATCCTCTTCATACACAGTATTTGATACTGGTTATAAGTATACGTTTGATCGATTTAATAATG